CAAGAGAACTGAAGATATGTTGCAATTTAGGAGCAAGCAAACTCTCGAGATGGCCAAGCCTCTTGAGATGTTTGGTAAGCTTACGTACCATGAAGCACGTATTGAACGTCATCGCTCTGCCATGGAGTTTGTCAAGTTGGCTGACGTGTGTCATCGTGATATCGAGCACCTGAATTTTCAGCTTGCTACTTATCAGAATCCGGGGGTGGTTGAGTCTGAGAAGCGCAAGTTTGTTCGGGCTTGCCCTGCGAACGGCTGCAAGGGCTTTCTGAGCACCGCGTGGAAGTGCGGGTTGTGCGAGGCCAAGGTGTGCAACAAGTGCCACGATATCAAGAAGGCTGGGGAGGAGGACGAGCACGTCTGCAATCCGGATGACGTGGCAACAGCCGAACTCCTTGCGCGCGACTCGAAGAACTGCCCCAAGTGCGCTTCTATGATTTTCAAGATTGCCGGGTGTGATCAGATGTACTGCACGCGGTGTCAGACGGCCTTCAGTTGGCGCACGGGTCGCGTAGAGACTGGCACAATTCACAATCCGCATTATTACGATTATATGCGTACGAATGGGGGGCTTGCTCGTGCAGTGGGTGACGTGGTTTGCGGGGGCGTCCCTCACACACAGCACATTGACACTGCTCGGCACCGCATCACCTACAATCTTCAGCAGCGCAGCGGACTTCTCGCTATTCACCGAATGCATGGTCACATCGAGCACGTTGTTGTTCTCCGTTACCGGGCCAATGGTGTGGCTGACAACCGGGAACTGCGCATAAAGTATATGATGGATGTTATAAATGAGGCTGAATTCAAAAAGAAGTTGCAGCAGAAGGAAAAGTCTGAAAATAAGAAGCGCGAAATCCGTGATATCCTCGGACTGTACCAGACGGTAACTCTGGATATTTTGCAGAAGGTTGCTCAGGATCCTGAAAAGAATTTCATGGCTGAGTTTCACGGGATCAAGGAGCACGTGGAAACCCTGTTGGCTGCGGTGGCTCAGCGCTGGAATTGTGTGGTTCCTCGCTTCACAAATATATGGATTATAAATTAGGATGGACTCGGAGAGTCTGAGGAACGAATTGCTGACGTCCCAGTGGTATGGAATATCACCTGGAAACATCAGTTATACAGGTGGTAATGTGGGTATAGGTACGAATAATCCGACTAAAATTATACATGGTTATGTAGCTACAGGAAACAATGAGGTGCGTCTCGAAAGTACTGCAGTCACTATAGGTATGGGTATAAATAGTAATAACACTTTTGGATTTATTTATAATCGTAAAAACACTCCCCTTGTGTTTGGAACTAATGATGCCGAAAGGGTGCGTATATCAGAGACTGGTAATGTAGGGATAGGGACAAATAATCCAGTTTATACTTGCGATGTTTTTGGTATTGTACGAGCGGGTAGTATAGTTTCATCATCAATTTACTTGACAAATAGTGAAGTGAAATGGCGTGGTGACGGTACAGCGCATTTTTCAATCTTTAATCAGAATTCTACATTTCAGATTAGAAATACGAGCGGCGCCTTCGAGCCGGGGACGGCGGGTTCCAATCTCGTAACAGTTACTACATCTGGCAACGTCGGCGTCGGAGTGACGACTATTGGCGGTGGCGTTGGAAAGCTATGGTCTGCCAACGATGTCACTCTCATATCCGGAAACTACGCTGGAGATGTTGCGGCTCAAATTATGGCGGTTGGTACTACGAATCCACTCAAGCGCCTTGCACTTATGTACGACACAACCAACAACATAGGTCTTGTTCAAGCTATGATTGCTGGCACGGGAACGAGCCCGTTGTGTCTTAACGCAGCTGGAGGAAAAGTTGGTATCGGAACGGTGAGTCCTGTAACAAATCTGGATGTTGTTAAAACAACTGCAGCTGGAACGCCAGCAATTGAAATTCGTGGAAGTGGGGGTGGGCCAAGGTTACAGGTGTATGGTCGCGATGCAGATGCACAGGCTTGGATGGGTCTTGGAACTGATATGGCAGGTGGCCCTTATGAGAATTCAGTCTTTTTCCCAAATGCAAATAGCGGAACAAATGGCTTCATGACATTTGGATCTTACAACGGCACAACTTACTCTGAAAAGATGCGTATTTTAGTGGGTGGTAATGTAGGCGTCGGTACGAATAACCCTCAAGCCCTTTTTCACATATATAAATCTGGAGGGGGTGGTGTTGTCCAAGGTGAGATCAGAGTGTGCAGTGACGACGGCCAGAAATCTCGTGTTGGAATGTACGAAGAATCGTCTGGTTCAACGTGGGGATGTTGGATGCAGTACAACGGAACCGGTGACACTATGGAGTTTGGATCCAAGCGTAACACAATAGATACGGCACCTCAGATGACTATTAGTTCTACTGGAACTGTTAATATCCCGGGCGTCATCACCAATCAAGGTAGGCCTATGTCGATGGTTGGTAAGAATAACGGAGACGTTACTACTGGATTTGTGGTTTTTAATGCTGTACAATACAACGTTGGGTCAATGTATAATAACACAAACGGGCGATGGACCGCATCTGTTGCAGGTTACTATCAATTTACATTTTGTTGTCTTAGTCGTGCATCAACTATTAGTCCGAATATGAGATGGTACAAAAATAATGCCGATTATGGGTGGGGTGTTACTCATTCTAATTTTACAAACTCAACCACCCCACTTCACGTGCAACAATCGTGTTCGGTAATGGTGTTTCTCGCAATAAATGATTATTTTCAATTCTACTCTATAACCGATGGATTTTACGGGACTAATACTCTACATAACACAGCATGTTGTTTTTTCCTTGGGTAACTTTAAATGGCTAACGTGTCCATAACGATAGAACTTACACCAGTTCAATATAAATCACTTTCTTGTATATGTTCAAATGTTCAAGAATGGGTGGATAACGCCGCCACTGCACGTGCTTATGTTGCTTATGAAGAGATTGTCACTAAGGAGGTTGCTCGTATGATGTCTGATAAATCTATTCAGAGCATTCCAGCAGACAAGGATATTATAGTTATGAATGCATCTCCAACTGTTCTTATTCCATCATCCAATGTAACAATTCCTCCTTTAGTAATTTCTCAACCTAATTCAGAATGAGTACGACTGAATACATCTATGTGGATTCCAGGACACGTGACTCTAATATATTTCCATCTGGAAATTCATACTCAATTTACCTCACAAATCCATTGAAGAATATTCAACAGATTGATCTCATCAGTGCCAAGGTTCCCAATTCAATTTACAATTTAAATTTAGGATCGAATGTATTGAACTTTGGAGGAACGAGTAACCTGAGTCTTGCGTCTGGGTTCTATAGTGCCTCTTCCCTAGCGAACGACATCATCAACACAGGCCGCCTCCCGGTTGGTATGACCGTGTATTACAGCACGAGTGAGGGCAAGTATATCTTCTACTCAACCTCGACCTTCACTATTAATGTGACTACGGCCGAGATGGCTACTATGCTTGGCATGCCTAGGGGCTCCGTCCAGACGGCTTCTTTAATAGCCGGTACTGATCTGGTTTATGGTTCCAACTCCACCCTGACAGGCAAGTATATCCTCAAATCCTCTAACGTGGCTGATTTCACATCTAATGAAATTTTGTTCCTAGATATTGAGGAGCTCGATAATCAGAGAATGAATTTAGGTTCAAGAATAACTGGAAATACTTTTGTGAATTCTTCAGCCTCTCACGCCTTTGGTCCAATCACATTGGATTGTATGTCAGGTAGTATAAAGACCTTCAAGGAGAAGAGTGACTACAAGATTAGTCTGGAATATACCGCTCCTATAAGTAAGCTTTCCAGACTTACGGTCGCCTGGCGTGACATCAATGGTAACATTGTGAATTTCAACGGATCTCAAAACAACTCATTTATCCTGCGAGTTAAGCGTTCTGATGTGCCATTGAATTTGGATCGGGGTGTCGGGTTGCCAAAGCCGGTACAGTGGCTATCGGTTGCAGAGCCTCAGAAGCTTATCATATTTGGCGTACTTATTCTCGGGCTCATCCTTATCGTATTCAGTAAAAAGAAGAATTAATTTCAGAAGTGAATTGGTTTTCAATTTCAAACTAAAAATATATCCCCTCATGAAAGTGTATTGAATTTAAGAATAGAATTGGTCACCCATGGTAAAGTGTAATGAATTTCAGATGTAAAATGGTAGAGGTAATTTCAGAAGTAAAAATATATCCCCTCATGAAAGTGTATTGAATTTCAGATGTGAATTTGTAGTAAGAGGAGGAAAGGATTCTTCATCTGGTCTTCCAATTTCACATGTGAAATAGTAGTAAGAATAGAATTGGTTGGAGACAGGGGAAAGGGTTTGGTCAGAGTGTTTTGAATTTAGATCTAAAATTAGTACATCGCGTAAGAGGTAATTTCAGAAGTGAATTAGTGGGAGACAGGGGAAGGCTTCCTACCTGGGGCTCCGCCCCAGACCCCGGCCGCGCGGGAGGGACTCACCCGGATCTTTATCTGGCCTGGGCTTTCTAAATTTTTTTCTCAGATGAAT